TAACACGAAATTAACTCAACCCTGGCAATGGGTTCGGCTCGTCTTTTGGATATCCCTTGGATCTGTTCTGCCCTGGTCTTGGCAATCTGCCGGGGTCCACTCCCAACGGCCAAACCTTGCGCCAGGATCCGGCTCATGTCCGCGCTCATCTGGCCGGTAATGCCGGCTAAGGTATCAAAGGTCCGTGTCCCCAGTAAACGCAGCTTAGAAACGGTCTCCGGCGCAATAAAGGAACTCCGTAAGAACTCTGCGGCAGTTTCATCCCCAACGCCCAACTCGGTCAACAACTGCGCCTCCTTGGTGCTAAGGTAGGCATTTAATTGGCCCTTCTTATATGCGGAATCCACATATTCGGAAGTCCAAGGTTTGGTGGGGTCCGTGCCGGGCGAAGGGGAGAGGATATTGGTTTCGGTTTGTTGTTTGAACCAAGAGTTAAAGGCATCCAGTTTAGCCGGGTCCGTGGCGAACTCGAATTCCTTGGGTGCCACGTTAAAGATCCCGCGGATAGATGGTTGAACCCTATCCACCAGACCCAAGGCGTCCTTAGTAACTAGGAAATCGAAGACGTCTTTCTGGGTCTTTCTAAACCGCCGCCGAAAGTCCGCAAGGAACCTACGGGATATGGACATGGTGCGCGTGGGGTCACCGCGAAGTAACCTGCGGGCATTCCCCACGAAATGATTCTCACAGCAGGTTGCCATTTTAGCCTCTACGGTTGTCTCTGGTGGGATCGGTGTCCGCGGCTTGATTTGGTTTCAGCGGGTTCCTGGCAGTTGGTGGTTTATCCGGATTCCGGGGCCGGCCAACGGCTCGAGCGGCAGGGGCATTGTCCAAGGCAATCTTAGCCCGTTTTTCTTGCTGCTCCAAATCGAAGTCCGGTGTGAGTTCCACAAGGCGGTCCCCGGCTTCCAGCAGAATGGCGTTTGCTTCTTCATCATCCATCCCAAGGATGATCGTAAGGTAATGGAACGGGGGGACCACGGCGTCGATGCCCCCTTGGACATACTTGGCAAGGGCATTGGTCCGCTTCTCCGCCACACTAGCCTTCTCGTCGTCTGTGGGGGAGTTGAGATCCTCCCACTTGATATCGTATTCCTCCACAAGGGGCAAAGGGCCGAAATCCATAAGGCGATTGATGAGGGGTCTTATAATGAAGGGGGATATGTATTCCTCCCGGCGCCGGTTGATTCGGCTATTCCAGGAAATCATGTCTTGGGAGGAAGCCAGTTGTGCGGCTTCACTGCCAATAAAGATCCGCCACGGCACACCCAATGTTGCGGCCATAAGTTTCATCTGGACCTCTACGTGGTCGGAGGGATCTGCCACTTGGGGAGCCAGACTCTTAGCGGTCATGCCCACAAGGGCGATGTAACGGTTCAACCCGTTCATGTAAGAATCCATCTGTTCCCGGGTTGCTTCCTTATCCAGCACCACTTCATTATCAGGGTCATTCGCTTCCAAGGCTATGCCGGGGAACCCACCCTTCCAGAACATTTCCCCAGACCCGCCGGCAATCTTACGTAAATCCAGAAGGCGGTTAAACACGGGCTTCATTCTGGGAGTGCCATACACATCGGAGTTCTGCCGATTGTCCGCAAGGTGAATAATCCGTGTCCAATGCACCGCCACGGCTTGGGCGGTTTCGTGGGCTCCGTGGGCAGTGGTCGTATCTACGAAACGGATGTTGTAAATCTTGGGCAAACCGAACCGGGGGTTTTTAATGTCCGTTTCCACTTCCCCAATGTCCACAAGGTTTTCTTCAAAGGGCCGAAGGTAGATCAATTCGTTGTCGGTGCCGGTAACCTCCTCCCGTAGGTCCAGACCATCCCCGAAACCTAACAGCAGAACACCGAACCGCCCAATACCGGAAAGGATGTCTGCCCTTTGGAGGTAAGACCAGATGCGGAAATTATCTTCCATCTCCTTCCACTTGGTTTCGAACTCGGTTTCCTCCTCATCCTCGTTTTCAACAATGGCCGGGGAGGTAGACCATGACTCCTCTGGGTAAAGTGTAACGATCCGCTTGGCGATATCTCCACGTTCGAAAAAGAAGGCGTAATCCTTTACTTCGATGACTTCGGGGTGACCACATTCGGCCATGATATCCCGTCTTGGGTCCAGGAGCTTGCGTAGCCATGCGGTCCTTGTGGTAAGGGCATTCTGGATCGCCCCGCTGATTCCAAATCTACTCATGCCTCACAGTAAGACGCGAGTTTGGACTTTACAAGTTAAGAATCGGCCGAATCTTTAAGGCGGGGATACGGGAATCCCGATAGAATATGTCGGGATGTAGCCCGTTTTCCCTCTGGCGGGGTTACGCACAGGTCTATTGGAATTCTTTTCCAAGAGCGGTGTTCGGGTCCGCGGATACTCGTGTCCCACGGATTCCCAATTGATGGTGCGGGATAATCTGGGAGCGTCCTTGGGCGGGATGTAGCAGATCGCCTTGCAAGTAGAGCAGCCAGTGGAAATGAGAATGAGGGTAATGCCACCAAGTTTCTTAGCCCACTCCAAACACTCCTCTTTGGTGGGTAAGGGGCGTTGCCCTTTGGATATCTGGAGCAACTTGTTCTCGATGGGGACCGAACGCTTAATTCGATCCAAAGCATTTTTGCGGCTCAGGAACGCATACCATTTTCTTAGGAAAAACCATTTCATAGAATATTAATTTCCTTCCAATAGAATTGGAACGCACCCTGCCAAGCATTCATCGCTTCTATAATGCATTGAGCCCGATCCTGATTGTCGGTGGTGGCATACAGAACAGGAGTGGCTGTATCCGGGCACTTGCAATAAATCTCGTAGGTTTGATCCATACCTTATTATCTGGTTCTTGCGTCGAAATTTCGCAGCACAGTTTTAAAATAATCCACCATGCCCCGCTTGGTGCGGATGGTAACTGTTCCGGATCTCCCCCTAAAGAAGAATGCCTTCCCACCGAACTGGATAATGGTTTCCGATTGTTTGGCGAAGATACGGAATTCCGGTTCACGCATGTCCTGGGAGTGTTCCTTGCCTTCACTGGTGATGGATACATGGAACAGGGCCGCATCCCCGTGGCGAAGGGTCCATTCAACCTCCAGGATGATCGGTGTGTCCGTTATTGGCATACTCGTTAATGAAAATTTCCGTCATGTCGTCCCCAGCAAAGCCCCCAACGGATTTGATGGCTGCGTTCCCCATACCATACATCAGGGACATGATGGCAGCAACCATCCCCACTTGCTCGATCGGATGGTGCTTTGCAAATTCACTCCGCAGCTTAACCAGAATGATGGCTACGAGTTGGATCAGTTTGGGGTCATCGAAGAAAGCAGGGTTTGCCATCCGTAGCAACCGCAAGTGTTCCTTAACGATGTCTTCTTCACTCATGGGGGAGGGGGAGTGTTGAGTCATGTTCGGTGGTTCTGTTTTATTAATTGGTAGACCGCGGTATATGCCAACACCCAAGCGCACAGGATATAAACTCCTTCCCATCCCATTTTGAACAGCTGCGTGATGAGAAAGGCAAGGCACAAGAACGCCATGAAAAATACGAATGAAATTATGTATGACCAAACCATAGCCTTGAGTAAACCCTAATCGGTCTACCCTCTTTGGCAAGGCTTATTATTGAGGTTGAGTCCAGCCCTTGGCCTTAAGGTCGAAATCCACTATAGCCCGGTTCACCTCATCCGGTCCGTAACGTTGGGAAATCTGCAATAAGCAAAGTCCAACGATATTATGGCTGTATGGTTTCACGTCGATGGTGGGAGCCAGTTCTTCGATCTCTTCCCGTAACTCATCCAGGGTTTTTTCTTTTCTGGCTCGGTGTGCAATACTCATGTTTCTATTATCTGTTTGCGGCTTTGGCCTTGGCGATGGCTTCCTTCCCCGCAACCCGAGCATCCTTCTGGGTCTTGTATTTATACGAGGAAGCCACCACAAGATTGAAAAAGGAATCCAGTATCCGGAACTGATACCGTGTTCCGGACTTATCCAGCCGGATCTTAAAGCCCCGTGGGAACTTGTGGTTGTTCTTTGGATCGGATGGGAGTTGTTTTAGTAAGACGCTCATAAATTGG